TATGCACACCTATTTAGAAAACTACATCAAAGGTGATGTACTTAAAGAAAGTGTAACTAATCCATATGCCCAGCAAAGCCTAGACATGGCACGGGTGGTAATTGAAAAAGGTTTTCCAAAAATTGAAACAGTGTGGGGCAGTGAAGTACCCGTGTACTTTCCAGAACTGTATGCAGGCACCACAGATTGTGTGGGCATACACGACGGCGACGAAGCGATTCTTGACTTCAAACAGACAAACAAGCCCAAGAAACTAGAGTACATTGAAGATTACTTTATTCAGTTAACTGCCTACGCTATGGCTCATAATGAAGTACACGGAACAAACATCCGCAAGGGCGTTATTCTAATGTGTAGCAAAGACTATGAATACCAGGAATTTATCCTAGAAATAAAAGACTTTGATTATTGGACAGAACGCTGGTGCAAGCGTGTTAGTGAATATTATAGACTGCCATAACAGATAAATATCCTATAATAGAGGATATTCCATGGCTGTCGTTCAAATTTCAAGGATTCAAGTACGTAGAGGTAGGGCAAACGCTGGTACCAGCCTCCCGCAATTAGCATCGGGCGAAATGGGCTGGGCTGTAGACACCCAAGAACTGTACATAGGTAATGGTTCTGTTTCTGAAGGTGCACCGTTTGTAGGTAATACACGCATCTTAACAGAAGCAACAAACATTTTTGACCTTGTTGAGCAGTATCAATATCAGCGTGGTGATTCTAGTTACATTACTGGAGTCAGCGCACCTGTACAACGCACACTACAACAGCGGTTAGATGACGATGTCAGCGTTCGTAGTTTTGGAGCAGTGGGCGACGGCGTCACCGACGATAGAGATGCCATTCAACGTGCCATTGACGCCATCTATATTGACTACACCGCAGAAGATCCTAGCGATCCGGATCCAAAACGTAGAGTAGAACTTGTAGTCGAGCCGGGGATTTACAACGTGTCGGGCTCGTTGTATCTATATCCATTTATTACACTATGTGGAACCGGCAAAGATAAAACAGTTATTCGTGGAACAGGCGATTTCGTAGTTGTTTATGCTGTGCGCGATCCATACAAGACAGATCCAAACAATGACGCAACTCTAATCAAGTATGAGATTGACGTTGACCAATACGAATCCACTGCGCAACCACAATACATCAATGTAACAGGCATCACATTTGAAACTCAAAGTGTTAACCATCCTGTGTTTGTTGCCAATGCAATGAAAAGCAGTGTATTCACAGATGTCAAGTTTAAATCTACATTTGAAATTGGCGACACTATCAACACTGCCAACGACTTAAACATCGGTATGCTTATGGTAGCAAAATCTTCTGGGGTAACTTGCCAAGATAACCTATTTGACAACTGCGAGTTCGAAGGATGTGCTTATGCAGTTGACTCTACATATGATATTCAACACAATACCTTTCGCAGTAACGTGTTTACCAATTGCGGACACGGCCTGTATCTAGGATGGGATGTTGTGGTTGGTGTTGTTGATCCTACTATTGGTAGTGGTCGACAAATTGGTCCTCGATGGACCCGTGTTGAAAATTCCAAGTTTATTGATATCGACCGTCAAGGTATCTATATTGGCCGAGGAATTGGAAATATTAGTAAAACAAACTCTTTTATTAGAGTTGCCAATAACGGCGGCAACAGTGCCAGTACTGTCAAGTACCCAGTTATTGAATTTGAATTTGATACTAATATATCAGAAAATGACTACTTCGAACGTGCCTACGATCTAGCACCTGCTTCAATCATTGACTTTAGAGATACTGGCTATGTCAGTGAAGTTGCAGGCAGTGTCATAGCCAACCAGAAGTACTTCCCAGCAAAGAGTATCACAGGTACTCCTGAGTCAATCTTGTTGAAACTACCGGGCAGTCAAGATGCTGTTTACAAGATCAATTATTTTTATGTAAGCCCAGTCGCAGATATTATGCGTAAAGGCACAGTTATATTGTTAGCCGATTTATCAAATAATCGTGTACATCTTTCGGACGAGTTTGATGTCACTGGTAATTTAACAGCCGGCGAGAATCTAACATTCACTGCTGAGTTTTATGACTCAAACGGTGACGAAATCAAAGACTCAGTGCTATTGAATTATTCCGCCAATCAAAACGGAACATTAAAATATTGGTACGATATCCAAAGTTAAATCATTGACTTTGCAATATAAATGTAATATAATATAAAATGTTCATATTATGCGTCGGCGCCTACAAATACATACAAATGTTCAATGAGATGATTGGCCTCAATAAATACCGTATCACAAAAATAAACAGACAGGAGTAAGGATGTCAAGAAACATCATGATCGTTAAGAGAGACGGTCGAAAAGAAACATTAACCATCGATAAATGGCAAGCGCAAGTAGCAAAGGTGTGTAGTGGAATTGCTGACGTAAGTCAGAGTATGATTGAAATCAAAGCACAGCCACATTTTTACGATGGCATGACTACTAGAGAAATTGATGAAGTAACTCTAAGAGCCATTGTAAATTTAATTGACGTAGAATCAAATCCAGATGTTGGACATACAAGTTATCAATACGTAGCAGGTAAGCAACGATTAAGTATGCTTCGTAAAGATGTATACGGAGATTACCAAGTTCCTCACCTGTATGAAATTGTTAAAAAGAATGTAGCCACAGGTCTTTATACATCAGAACTTCTTGAGTGGTATACTGAGGAAGACTGGGATAAGATGAATGAAATGCTGGATCATGAAAAAGATGAACAGTATGGATATGCAGCCATTGAGCAGTTGATTGAAAAATACCTAGTCAAGAATAGAGCAACGAAAGAAACTTATGAAACTCCGCAAATTAGATACATGGTGGCAGCGGCAACTGTGTTCCATAAAGAGGAACCTAACAGTGCTCGTATGCGCTACATCAAAGAATATTATCAAGCCGCCAGTGATGGTTTGTTTACTCTTGCTACACCTGTGCTTGCAGGGCTCGGCACTCCTACTAAACAGTTTAGTTCCTGTGTGCTTATCAGGAGTGACGACGATCTTGATAGTATATTCGCTTCGGGTGAGATGATGGCCAAGTATGCCAGCAAACGTGCTGGCATTGGTTTGGAGATTGGACGCCTACGTCCATTAGGCAGTCCCATACGTGGTGGCGAAATCATGCACACTGGCATGATACCATTTTTAAAGAAATGGTTTGGCGACTTACGCTCATGCTCACAAGGAGGTATCCGCAATGCAAGTGCTACAGTATTTTATCCTATTTGGCATCTTCAGTTTGATGATCTTATTGTACTTAAAAACAATCAAGGAACCGAAGAAACCCGAGTCCGTCATATGGATTATGGGGTTGTGCTTAGTGCTTTCTTCTGGAGACGATTTAAAAACAAAGAAAACATAACATTCTTTGATCCTAACCAAGTTCCGGACTTATACGAAGCATTTTACAAAAACACACAACAGTTTGAAGAGTTGTATGTAAAATACGAAAAGCGTAAAGACTTACGTACCAAGACTATGAGTGCCGAAGAAGTGTTTAAGAGTGGTATACTGAAAGAACGCACAGACACAGGTCGAATATATCTAGTATTCATTGATAATGTAATGAATCAGGGACCTTTTGATCCCGAGTATCATACGATTTATCAAAGTAACTTGTGCTGTGAAATCCTATTACCCACACGTTCATTTAAGAGATTAGATGATGCTGATGGACGCATAGCGTTATGTACACTGGGATCTATCAACTGGGGATCGTTCCGAAATCCAGAGGACATGCGTAGAGCCTGTAGGATTCTACAGCGTAGCCTGTGTAACATTCTTGACTATCAAGACTTCTTGTCAATACAAAGTAAATTGAGTAATGACGAGATTAGCCCACTGGGCATTGGAGTTACTAATCTTGCCTACTGGCACGCCAAGCGTGGCTACAAGTATGGCGAGAAAGATGCACTACAAGATGTTAAAACTTGGATGGAGCATCAAGCCTATTACCTAACAGAAGCAACAGTTGAACTAGCCAAAGAACGTGGCGCTTGCTTACATAGTGAGAAGACACGCTACGGTCAAGGCATTTTTCCCTGGGAACAAAGAGCGGCAGGTGTCAATGAACTTGCAGACTTTACTCCTGAATTAGATTGGGAAACACTACGTGGCAGTATGAAGCAGTATGGTGTACGTAATGCTACCTTAATGGCTATTGCCCCTGTAGAGTCTAGCAGTGTGGTAGTTGACAGTACCAACGGTATTGAAATGCCTATGAGTTTGATATCTACTAAAGAAAGCAAAGCAGGATCATTTACACAGGTGGTTCCCGAGTATCACAAGTTAAAGAACAAGTACCAACTTATGTGGGAACAAACAGACTGTGATGCCTATTTGAAAACATCAGCAGTGTTGCAGGCCTATGTAGATCAGAGTATCAGCACCAACACATTTTATAATCCAGCACACTTTCCGGATCGTAAAGTGCCAACCACATTGATTGCCAAGAACTTAATGCAGGCACATATCTGGGGCATCAAGACATTCTATTACAGCCTGATCAACAAAGCCGGTTCAAGAGCCAAGGAAGAAGATCTAGTACAAAGCATTGCACAGAACTATGTTGAAACTGATCTTGAAGAAGACTGCGAGGCATGTAAATTATGATCAACATCACTGACTCAGCACTGGCCAAGATTGCAGATTTGTTAGCAGAAGAAAACAATCCCAAATTAGCATTGCGTACATTTGTGCAAGGTGGCGGATGCAGTGGGTTCAGTTATGGATTCACCTTTGACGAAGTGACCAACGAGGATGACTTTGTCATTGACAAAGCAGGCGTAGTTATTTTGATTGACAGTATGAGTATGCAATATCTGCAAGGTGCAAATATTGATTACAAAGAAGATATCAGTGGTAGTCAGTTTGTTATTGGCAATCCCAACGCACAAAGTACCTGTGGTTGCGGGAGTAGTTTCTCAGTATGAGTTATTCCTTTATTAAAAACTTCATAATGGAAGGCAAAAAGGATCAACTATTTCAGTTGCCACTGCCCTACGAACGTACAGAGTTAGCACCTGTCAAAAGCAAAGAAACTCTGGACTATCACTACGGCACCTTGTACAAGGCCTATGTTGATCGTTACAACAAAGGCGAAGGCGATGATGATTTCAATGAGGCTGGCGCATTTTTACACAACATATACTTTGGACAATTACATGCACCACAAGGCTCCAATAGGCCCTATGATGCCAGTTTAGCATTTATTGAACAGCATTACAAAACCTATGACGCATTTCGAGATCAAGTTGAAACTGTGGCCATGAGGATACAAGGCAGTGGGTGGGTATACTTGGCACGTGACGGCAAGATCAAAACCATTTTGAATCACGAAATTAAAAATGATATTGTGTTGTTAATTGATTGGTGGGAACATGCATGGGCATTAGACTATCAAGCAGACAAAAAGAAATACCTGCAAAATATATGGAAGATAATAAATTGGAGAACAATCAATGGCGTACTCGGACAAAGTAATTGATCATTACGAAAATCCACGTAATGTAGGATCGTTTGACAAGGGCGATGACAGTGTTGGCACTGGCACGGTTGGCGCTCCAGCCTGCGGTGATGTAATGAAATTGCAAATTAAAGTGCAAGATGGAATTATCACTGATGCACGTTTTAAAACATACGGATGTGGCAGTGCTATTGCATCTAGTAGTCTTGTTACAGAAATGGTCAAAGGTATGACTTTGGATCAAGCAGGATCAATTAAGAACAGCGAAATTGCAACTGAACTAGCATTACCCCCAGTTAAGATACATTGTTCAATTCTAGCAGAAGATGCTATCAAGGCAGCAGTAGATGATTACCGTAACCGACACAGCACGTAAACGAATCAAACAGAATTTAGAAAAACGTGGCAAGGGCGTGGGTATCCGCATAGGTGTTAAAACTACCGGTTGCAGTGGATTGGCTTATGTGTTAGAATATGTAGACAGTATAGAATACGAAGTTGGTGTAACAAACTATGCCCAACCTGAGTTTGCTGTATTAGTGAGTATGAAGGACGAGCCTTACTTGAATGGGCTAACAATGGATTGGGTTCGTAATGGTTTGAATGAAGGATTTGATTTCTTCAATCCCAATGAACGTGATCGTTGTGGTTGTGGTGAAAGTTTTAGAGTATAGGGGATTAAATGTTAGAAACTTGTTGCGATATATTAGTAGACGCTTATAAGCGTAATTGGATCACCAGTAGAGATGGTAATATCTCTATACGTCATCACGACCGTGACCACTTTTATGTAACACCCAGTGGTGTGCGTAAACAGAACATGCAACCAGAAATGTTCAAGAAGATCAAAATCTGGAAAAGCATCAACAGTGGTAATGGTAGCAGTGTTTTTAGTCACACATGGGCAGTTATTGAACAAACAGATTTGTCGTGTAGTTTAGAACCCACAGGTGAAATGCCTTTGCACTTTGGACTACAAAAAGAAATGGGCCAACACAAGGACGATGTTCGTGTAGTTGTACACGTACATCCTACTTACTGCATTGCCGCAATGCATGCCGGTATCGATTTGAGTACCATCTCGGATGCGTTCCCAGAACTTAATCGATATACCAAGGTAGCACCTAATGTAGGCGATGTGCCTCCTATCAGTGAAGAACTGGGCGAAGCGTGTCACCGCAACCTAGGCTTGGATCGCGAAGGTAACATTAAGTTTGATATAGTAGGAATCAAAGGACACGGTGTTGTTGCCATTGGTAATACTCCATGGCGTGCCTATGAACACATAGAAAGATTGGAACATATCTGCAAGATAGTGCTTGCTTCAGGAAAATATTGACATTTTGGACTGAAAACACTTGACATACTGCTATAAGATGCTATAATTAACATTTTAACATCTAGATAGGACTTGTATGTTTAGTGTACTCAAATTCTTTTGGCTGGTGAGCCGTTCCTCATGGAACATCATGAACCCCAATTTAAATCCCTTGCGGATCGCTCCCCCGCACATCAAATACTTTGCTTCAATCTTGTTGGGCTGTTTTTGGAGTCTAGCATTTGGCCTTTATGTAGGTGAATTAATGACCATTGGCTACAACATGATTGGGCACATTGCCATCATCAGCATGGTATTTGCTACCTGGGCTGTGTTTCGCACAGTGGAAGACGCCTACAAACCGCGAACAGGTGTGGATTGGCTACGCATGCCAGACCGATCAAGTCGTTGCGATGAACTCACTGAAGATCAGCGGCTTGCCGCTATAGCCCGTGCTGATCAAATGTTAAAGGAAACAGCATGATACAACGACTGAGAATACGTTTAGCCCGCTGGATCCTGGGCAAGCATTGCCCTTGCTATGTAATGGGCTATCATACTATGGTAGACTTTCAACAGCGCAGTGCTGATTCACTGGCCAAACACAAGGCAAGAACAAATGATCAGTAATGATATTATTGCCATAGTATTAATGGTAGCCGTAGTGGGCATAGTGCTATGGGACATGTATAGGAATAAAGAAAATGAACCAAGAGAATAACCAATCTGAATCAGACCCAGTAGAAGAAGTCACAAAATACGCACACATTGTGATTCCCATTGTGGGGGCAGTGTTGATGTTTATGCTGGCATTTATTGCCATCACTATGGCTTAAACATAAGTAAAAGTATATTTTTATAAAGGAAATCAAAATGAAATCACTAGTGTTAGTTGCCGCAATGGCATTAGTATCAGTATCAGCCCAAGCACAAGATGTAGCACAGGGCAAGGCCAAATATGCTTCATGTGCAGCCTGTCACGGCGCTCAGGGACAAGGCGGTGCAGGTCCCAAATTGGCAGGACAGCCTGCCGCTGCCATTGAAAAGAAATTGACCACTTACAAGAACAAGGGTCAAGTTGGACCACAGAGTCAACTCATGTGGGGCATGGCTGGTGCGTTGTCACCTGCAGACATCAAGAACATTGCGGCTTACACAGCCACTATGAAGTGATTTGAAATATTATTTCTTACTTCCCATTATGTTGGTACTTGGCCTTGCCACGGCACAATCAATGATTTTGGAAAAACCGTTGATCTGTGACGAAACATCGAGGGTGCTGACTTTATTGAGTGGTGCTGACTACAAAGAAAAGCCCATTTGGTGGGGTATGGAACCTAACGCACCCTTGGCAAGATACAGTTTGTTTGTCAATGAAGAAACCAAATCATGGACTCTAATTCAGTTTGATGAGAAAATGGCCTGTGTGTTAGGCGCAGGAGGCTCCAGCACTGAAATGTTTAACGGACCCAAAATATGAACGACATCTTTAAAAATTATTGGCAACGATTACCAGATTTAGACTGGAGCCATATCCTGCTGAGGATTCCCTTAGCCCTAGTTTTTATCACACAGGCCTTGTCTAAGATGCCATTTGATGCCGCAGGTGGAGAAGCCTTTGGAGTTCCCGCATTGGTATGGTGGTTTGTGGTATATGGCGAATTTGCCGCAGGAGTAGGCTTGTTGGTAGGCGGACTGGCTACCTTGCCACGCATCAGCGACAATCATGCAGTGGCAGTGATAGGCGACATGCTGACTCGTTTCAGTGGCATTGTGATGTGCTGTATTGCCACTGGTGTCATATGGACCGTGATCAAACCCGAAAGCCTGTTGGCCTTTATTGTCACTGATTACCTGCACTTCAGTCTTTGGGCAGGTGGCTTGTATTTTGCTCTGCGTGGTAACTGGGCAGTGGCGGTGAACAAGAAATGATAGAACGCATGATCGCTATCCTAAGAGATGGAAAATAGGCGGTTTGCATGGCGACCCACTATAATGACTAGTGGAAAACGCATTTGGCTTAAATACTACTTCCAACACAAAACATTATATGACGAATCAACTGGCAGACCGCCGTTGAACAGCCTATACTTTGTGTGGACAGAAACAGCCCAGGAGCGAACCTGGAGATTGTTAAAAGACAGTGTAGTACACAATAGAAACATCTGGAATGATCCAGTATTAACAAAACAGGACACACAATGAGCAAACAACAATACAATTTAAACACCAAGACAGACTATGTAAACCGCAAGATGTTTCTGGACCCAGCAGGGCCAGTGACTATTCAACGATTTGAAGAAGTCAAGTACAAGAAGATTGCAGACTTCGAAGCCACAGCACGTGGTTTCTTTTGGCAACCAGAAGAGGTCAGTCTTACCAAGGACTCAAACGACTTTAAAGATGCCAGTGATGCTGTTAAACACATCTTCACTAGTAATCTGCTACGCCAAACAGCCTTAGATAGTTTACAAGGACGTGGTCCAAGTCAAATCTTCATGCCTGTTATCAGTTTGCCTGAACTAGAAGCATTGGTCTATAACTGGACATTCTTCGAAACCAACATTCACAGCAAGTCATACAGTCACATCATTCGTAACATCTATAATGTGCCCAAGGATGTGTTCAATACAATCCACGACACTAAAGAGATTGTGGACATGGCATCAAGTGTAGGCAACTACTATGAAGCATTACATCAGATCAACTGTCGTAAACAGTTAGGAGAAGCAGTCACTGAACATGAACACATCCGAGCAATCTGGATGGCACTAAATGCAAGTTATGCATTAGAAGCGTTCCGCTTTATGGTATCATTTGCCACAAGCCTTGCCATGGTAGAAAACAAAATCTTTATCGGCAACGGCAATATCATTAGCCTGATCCTGCAAGATGAACTACTACATAAAGGTTGGACAGCCTATTTGATCAATCAAGTGATCAAAGAAGACAATCGATTTGCACAGGCCAAACACGAGTGTGAAGCAGAAGTATATGCATTGTACATGGATGTGATCCGTGAAGAAAAAGAATGGGCAGACTATTTGTTCAACAAAGGTCCAGTGATTGGTTTAAACGCTAACATTCTTAAAGAATTTGTAGACTATACCGCAGTTGGTGCGCTAAAAGATATTGGTATCAAGTACAATAGTCCAGCACCTAGATCTACTCCTATCCCATGGTTTAATAAACATGTGGATACCAGCAAGAAACAAACTGCACTCCAAGAGAACGAATCGACTAACTATGTTATCGGCATCATGTCAGAGTCGTTAGATCACGATGCACTACCATCATTATAAGGAAAGAAAATGACAGCAACAGTATGGAGTAAACACAACTGCCCTTATTGCGATCAAGCAAAGGCATTGTTAAAAATGAAGGGCATTGAGTTTGAAGAAAAGAAAATCGGTGACGGATACACCCGAGAAGATTTGCTAGAAGCAGTACCAACAGCACGTACAGTTCCACAAATTTTTCTAGGTGAAGAATTAGTGGGCGGATTTACAGAACTAAAGGCTAGACTATCATGAATATAGTATTATGGACAAGAGAAGGTGATGCATATTGCCGACAAGCAACGGAACACCTAAATAGAACAAAAACACCGTTTGTGGAAAAGTGTTTAGGACAAGGATACACTGTGGACCAACTGCTGGCCAGCGACCCCAACGCCACAGCAGAAATGCCAGCATTGTTTGTTGACGGCAAGTACATGGGCGGACTAAGAGAAGTCCGTGGGCTTATTAAGTAATGAAAATATTGGTCATAGGCGGCACCAGCGGCCTTGGCCAGGCTATCGTTGGAAAATATAATGCTGATCATATCAGCGCCAGTACAGGATTTCCAATTCCAGAAAAAATTAACGATGCTGTCACACACAGTTTGAACTATGATGTTGTGATCAACTGTTTACCTGATTCTAATCAAAACAAGTTGTTGTGGCCCATGTATGCCGAACACAATGAACTGGGATTGAGAACTTATTTTATAACTGTGGGCAGTATGAGTTGGCGATTTAATGATGCTGTTCACAGCAAGCGAGCATTATTTGATTGGAACGAAAGTATCCTATTGAAGCCTAGTACAACTCGACATACATTGTTAAACCCTGCGCATCTTTGGAACAGCAATGGGGATTCACCTGTTGAGCATATCACACCAAAAGAAATACTAGATACCATTGACTTTTTAATAAAACATAGTTATAATAGCACAAGTGTTATATCACTAATAGAAATTAAAGGATCAGTTAAATGTTAATCGATAAAGGCGTAAGTTCCGGGGAAGTTGTTACTATCAAACTTACTTCGGGAGAAGAACTAGTTGCACGACTAGACTCAGAAACAGATACATTTGTAAAACTTACAAAAACCATGGTGCTTACCGCAGGCCCAAATGGCCTTGCTATGGTACCATACTTGTTTACTGTGGAACAAGATAAAGTGATCTCTTTGAACAAGAACACTATCACGGTGATCGCACCGACTATGAAGCCAGCGGCTGATCAATACTTAGAATCCACTTCCAGTATTAAAATTGTCAGTTAAGCAGTAGGTGGCTTATCTTTATCTGGGTTTGCCTTGGCAAACTCAGCATAGGACTTATATACTTCGCCAACATACTTCTTCCACTCGTTTGGTACATTGGCCATTATAGCAGATTCAGTAGACGGCGCCAAATCTCCAAATGTTTTACTAGCCATAAATGCTTCACGTACGATTGCATATTGCGTGGCTACTTCTTTAAATCGTCCGCTGGACTTTCTTCTATAATTCTTTTGTATTCAGTTTTGATTTTATTGAAATCAGCGGCATCTCCTACCCACTCAGTTGTACTTGAGGCTAGTACTTGCTTTTCTAATTGCATTCTATCTGTGTCCCAAAGGGTCAAAACGGTATAGTACTCTTTGACAAACGGGTTATGGATTTTGTCATCTAACTCTTTACCAAACACTGCTTTCTTTTTAGTAGCAGTTGATTTGGTTGCAGTAACAGCATCGGGATCAACTATTTTTGCAGTTTTAATAACTGTTTCGGGATCTTTAGGGGGTGTAGGACCCGCGGGCACTAACGGCGGCTCAAGTGGTCTAGGGTTTAGCAACCCGGATAAACTGCGTCTCAGCCTTTCAGTGTTAATTCTATCCCATACGATACCATCGTCGCCTGTGTATGTTAAGTCTTCGTCCTTAGTTTTCTTATAAAGACTAGTGTCAATACTAGGGCCTAGTTTACTAGCAACACTTAATGTTTGACTAATAGAACCAGCATCAAATGCAG